GCTCCTGTTTCACGAGTCAACCCTTTGAAAGAGAACAGTTAGACGACGCCTAGGCAATTATTAATTAGAAAAAAATATTATATAAAGTTAAATATAATATTATAAGATGAAAGAAATTCATTGTAGAAATTACTGTTGGACACTGAATAATCCAACTAAAGATGAAGAAAATTTAATATTATTAACTGAAAAAAATGAGGATTGTAAATACACAATCTTTGGACGTGAGATAGGTAAAGAAGGTACTCCTCACTTTCAAGGTTATAGCGAATTTACGAAACCTTTAAGATTGAAGAAATTTAAAGAAATAATGGGTAGCGATAGATTTCATGTAGAACCCAGAAAGGGAACTAGAAATCAAGCTAGAAATTATTGTATGAAAGATAATAATTTTGTAGAATTAGGTAAATGGTCTGAAAAGAGTCAAGGTAAGAGGTCAGATTTGGATGAGGTATGTGAAGAAATCAATAATGGGGCATCCCTGCGACAATTAAGGTTGTCTAATCCAGGTATGATAGTTAAATACAATAAAGGTTTAAAAGAATTAATTAGATTGAAAGAGGAAGATGACGCTATAAAAGATATTAAAATAGAAATGAGTGATATTAAATTATATAAATGGCAAGAAGAAATAATAGATAAACTCAGAAGAAAACCAGATAAAGATAAGATTATGTGGTATTATGGCAAGCCAGGACTAGGTAAATCGACTTTAAAAAAGTTCATATTAATAAACATGGAAAAATCGATATTTATGGATATAAACGAATCAACAAAAGATAACGCTTACGCTTGGTCGGGAGAAAGGATAATAGTATTCGACCTACCACTAAACACAGAAATGATAAGGCTGAACTACAAACTACTAGAAGACTTAAAAAATGGAGTAATTTTTAGTAGTAAATACGAAAGTAGAAACAAGATATACCCAAAACCACACATACTTGTGTTAGCGAATGAACCGCCTTTTAATGAAGCCTTATCGGCATACAAGTGGGACATCACGGAAATAAAAGAAGAGAAAAAAGATAACTTCGTCCCATGCGGAAAGAAAGAAATAGAGGTTGTCCAAACATGAAATAAAAAACGGGACAACAAAAATGGGACGAGGTGGAGGAAGGTAATACTAGAACTTCCTCCACACCAAAAAAATATTTTTTTGTTAATTTATTTTAAGCATGAATGTTAGAAACAGGGTTATAAAACTTAACGTCTTGAATTAATCTGACTTGAATACGAGGATAAGGGACAACAGAACCACCGACGTGAGTTTGAGCAAAACCAGTGTGCATAATATAAAATTTAGGATCGGTAGGCACAGTATAAGTACCATCATTACGCTCATCAATACGATTGTCATTAGCTATACTAGAACCAAAATCACGACAACAATCGATATAAGGAAAATTGAGAGTATCATACTCGAGAGTAGAACCAAAACCTAAAGATACTTTACCCCAAGTATAATGTTTAGCAATACTTTGACTTTGCCAATCCTGAAGATCAGCAAGATTTGCGAAAGGGATAACTAATTCGCCATATCCTTTATCAAGATAAGCAACGTAAGTTTCAAAAGATGAGATATCAGAATAAGGAAATATGGTTATAGAGATTTGAAAACCGAAAACGTGATGATCCCGATAAAATAGATTCCAGAACTCAGCATCTTGAGCCCAAAGAGGATGAGAAGCACCAGGTAAATTGTCAAATGTCCTATAAAGAAGATTAGGACAAAATATATTAGCAGTAAACTTAGTCGCAGTAGCGATAGGAAGACCAGAATCATAAACAGTACTGAGACGTACATATCTCTCATTGGGTGTTCGACTTAAATAATGATTGTCCGAGAGCAAGTCCTCATCACACCCATCATGATGAGAGGATTTTAACGGCGGAAGTTCAGCAAAAGCATCTTGACGCTTTAATTCAGGAGGATCGTCAGGAAGCTTAATATGACCAGAAGGAGGAAGAGGAGCGTTAGGATATAATTTAGAACGCTCTCTTGGAAATAATTGATAGTGTTTAGAAGTTTGAGGAGATAAATAAGGTCGTGTTAAAGAAGTAGCGTAGCTTAAAGCCGAAACCAAAGCTCCGCCAACTCCCCCAATACCCAATTTCTGAATACCACGCATAAGCCCACGATGGTATCCGCGAGCCAAGTTTGAGCGGTCAGCAATAATGTTGTCAGAAAACCAGGGGGTATCTGACCAGACGTTGGACGAATATTGGGGATTGGAAGGGTCGAAGACACGGCCAGTAAGGTAGCGAGAACCACGATAATAGAGACCTGAAGGATCATAATCAGCCATAAAATATATATATAGATAAAAAAAATAAATTTAATAAATAATTATTTTAGGCATGAACGTTAGAAACCTTATCGTACCAAGAGGTATTCTGAACGATTTCAACACCCAAATTACCAGTGACTTGGGTAGCGTCGGAAGAGTAAATAGAAATATAAAGATAACCTAAAGTGGCAGGATCAGAGCCAGCTGCCGCACCATGTGAACTTCTATCGAGAGGTCCGACTATTTGGGAGAGCTTGAAAGATCTATTAAGAGATACAGTTGTAACTCCATCACCAGTTTTAGCACATAATCTATACTTAGATCCAGGTTGAGCACAATAATTATTAATACCAGCAGCAACCGCAGCACCTGAAGCAGTATAACACATAAAATATACAGGAGCAGCAGTTGTATTGCTAAAAGTGAGTTTTACATTTCCAGAAGAGACAATGTAAGAACCATACAATGCCGCTATTTGGTCACGACCAACAGGTTGAACAGCGCCAATATCGCCAGTAGGATCAAAAGTTGAATTCAATTTGATAGCATACTCAACATGGGTAGCCCCAGGAGCGATGGCTTTATTGTCGAAAGTTTTCATCTGAAGATTCATGGTAGTAGGGACACCAGTCATTGTTTGACGTGAAGGCATAGTCCCGAGAAAAGTGACAGGTTGTGACTTTGTAGCGCGCTTATAGTAATTTTTGGACTTACCAATGCGCTTAGGAAGAGGTCTTCGGAAAGCAGAGCGAACACGAGAAAGACGATTGTAGAGACGGGATGGGAACATGATAATATAAGTATATATAGGTGATAAATTATTAAAAAAAAATAATTAATTATTTTAACGATTTGTATGACAAATGTAAAATAAGATAAACGCCTAAGGGCGTTTGACATCACCCCCCGTCGCGATCTTCTCGTTGTTTAAGACCAACTATAGATTGGCCTTCCAAGTATTCAGGCCAGCCTAATGAAGTTGTCTATAAACAACTTCGGCGTCGCTCCTGTTTCACGAGTCAACCCTTTGAAAGAGAACAGTTAGACGACGCCTAGGCAATTATTAATTAGAAAAAAATATTATATAAAGTTAAATATAATATTATAAGATGAAAGAAATTCAT